AAGGGCGCCCTCTTCCTGCTGGCGCTCCGCATCCGCGCACTGGTGTTGACGTTGCCCGAGGGCGGCATTGCCCGCCAGATGGAGTATCCCCGTTTACTGCCACGAATCACCAACGAGGTCCAAGCCACCTCCAACCGCATCTTTGCGATCCTCCGCACCCGCCTAGAGGCCGTTGAGCGCCTCAGCCTGACTGCCGCCGGCGAACTGTTTGAGGCTGTCCCCCCACAGGGCCGCCCAGTTTCCGTGCTGCTGGAGCAAACCCGTGTGGGCGTCCAAAGCCTACTGACGTTATTCCGCTACAACGAGCGCCTCGGCAGCTCGGACTTTACGGCCCAGCTAATCCGCCTCCTCGACAAAAGCCTCCAAGCCGAGTTCATCAAGGGCACCCCAACTGATGAGGTAGCCGACAAGGTGGTGGAGGTCCGCATCCGCCGGGGCGAGGAGGTTCCTGTTGTAAACAAGGGCAGCGTGGCTAACGGCTGGCGCTTCCGCACCAAGGCGATTGTGGCCGCGGCCTACTGGCAGATCGCATTTAACGCCCAGCAGCGCACCGCCGTTGAGGCCGTGCGTGTGATTGAGGAATGGGAGTGGAGCGCTGTACTGGATCCAAAGACGTGCCCAATTTGCCGCCCGCTGGACGGCGAGCGATCCCCGTACCCAGCCGGTTTCCCCCAAGGCCCACCCCCACTCCACCCAAATTGCGTCTTAGGTGACACGCAAATAACGACCGGTACTTTGATCGCGGCGACTCGCGCCATGTACAGCGGCAACATCGTGACCATACGAACGGAGAGCGGGCGCAAGCTCTCCGTCACAGCGCAGCATCCAATGCTGACCCTCACCGGCTGGGTCCGCGCTTGCGAGTTGAGCAATGGCTTGGATCTGCTTAGCCACCGCAGCGGGGCACCAACTCCTATTGACTTGCCAGACCTCAATGACGCACCAGCCACGGCCGAGCAGATATTCGAGGCGTTTAGGTCGTCTAGCAGCGTGACGACCACATGCGTGCCAGCCGCCCCCATGCAATTCCACGGCGACGGAGCTTCCGCCCAAGGCAATGTCGAGATTGTATGGACCGACCGGATACTCAAAGAAACTGTGAATGCCGATTACATCCAATTGCTCTCCAAGTTCCAGAGCGTAGTTACTGATTCCGAGCTGGCGCTCCCATCGGGTTTGAGCACGACGGATGCGTTCTTCCTCGGAATGAACGCGGCCTCTAGCGGCCTTGTGTGCTTGGTGGAGCAATGCCTTGCGCTCCTCCGAGGTGAGTTGGGACTGACGAAGCAGCATCGCCTCGCTGCGATTGCGCTGAGTAATCCCGCGCTCTCGCAACCTTGCTACGACAACGTTCCGGGCGCAACCAAATACCTCCGCCAAGTGCTTGACGCTTGCCCCGGCTTCGTAACGACGGACAAGATCATCGACATTAAGATTGAGCCTGCGGGACATCCACTGCCGGTGTACGACTTCACCACCCTATCAGGCATGTACACCGCAGCAACCCAGCTAACCCACAATTGCCGGTGCGTTCTAATCCCGATCTACGGCGATTAGAGTGATACAAAATCCCTGAGATTGCACCATGGCCTGCTGGATCCCCGGCCCCTGGACCCGCCGCAAACCCCGCCCCAAAACCACTGATGTAGCCAGCAATAGTGCGACTGCAACTACAACAACTACGGCAACAAGAGGCCGCAGATCCAAACCCAAATCTCCAGCTGGAGCAACAAATCCTGTAAGCGAAGCAACTACTTAAGGTGCCCTCAAGTACTACTGAAGGGGTAACCTAGGAGGGTACAAGTTACCCCCGACCTCATGTCCGAGCAGGTCATGGGTGCTCCTTCAGTGGAGGAGCAAGTTGAGCCGGTGGCTCAGCAACCCGCCCCCCAGACAACCGAAGACCTCATTGCTCTCCGCAAGAAGCTGGAGCTTGTCCAACAGGACAACTTGGCCAAAGGCGAAGCAAACCGCAAACTCAACGAAAAGTTGGGCGAGCTGGAGAAACAGTCTCGGGAACTGGAGACCCGTCTTAAGACGACCCATCAGCAGCAACGCGCCGACCAAGGCGAGTTCAAAACGCTGTGGGAGGAAGCCAATGCCGACAATGCCCGCCTGCAACAACGCATCGTTGAGCTTGAAGCCGCGCTTCAGGCCAAGGACAACGAAGCAGCGCAGGAACGCCTCCGAGCCACGGCTCTTCAACAAATCAGCCAAGCCAACGCGCTTGCCCCCGAGCAACTGCTCGGACTGTTGAAACCGCAGCTCCGAGACAACAACGGCGTCCCCGTCGTCATCGTCAGTGGCATCGAGCAACCTCTCGCCGCCCACCTGGCCAACTTGAAGAACCCCGGCTCCGGCTGGGACCATCATTTTGCAGCCACTGGTGCCCGCGGCATGGGAAGCACCCCTAGCAGCAACGTCCCTCCTGGAGTGGTGAACCCCTACAAAAAGGGCGACACCTTCAACTTCACGGAGCAATTGCGCCTTGAGGTCGAAAACCCTGAGTTGGCACGTCTCCTCAAGAGCGAGGCCACTCGCGGGTAACCACCGGCAACCCCGCTAACTACCAATCATGGCTGCTCCTTATCAGAACTATTCGGACGGGACATTCCTGACCGATCTGGTCACCCGCCCCGAGTTCCTCAGCTATCTGACTGAGGAAATCGTGGAGCGTTCTGCCTTTGTGCAGAGCGGTGTGATGACCCGTAACGCTGCCCTCGACTGCCGCGCTGGCGGCACCCGTGTGCGCGTGCCTTACTTCCAGCCGATCAACCCGATCGAGGAAATCATCGAGTCGAACGCCACCTGGGGCGAAAGCACCGAGGGCTACCTGACTCCGAAGGCCATCACCGCTTCCGAGCAGGTGATGACCATCCTGCACCGTGGCTTTGCCTATGCCGTGGACGACCTGTCCAAGCTGGGCACTGGTGCTGACCCGATGGCTGCCATCCGCGGCTATCTGGCTGCCAGCATCAACAAGCTGCGTACTGCCACCCTGATTGCCCAACTGGAGGGCATCTTCGGCACTGCCCTGGCTGACAACAGCCTGGACATCACCGGCGAGGCCAGCACCGACATCAGCGCGATGTCTGTGATTGCTGCCAAGGCAAAGCTGGGCGAGCGCGGCGAATCGCTGACTGCGATTGCACTGCACCCGAACCAGTACTACTACCTGCAGCAAATCGGGATGCTGACCTTCACGGGCGGCAACATCAACGCCGGCGACAACATCGCCTGGGGTGCTGGCGGCACCAACATCAGCAACACTGCTGTTGCCAACTTCGCCGGCCTCCGCGTGATCGTTGACTCCCAGCTGCCCCACAGCGGCGGCGTGTACACCTCTTACCTCTTCGGCCCTGGCGCCGTGGCGGAAGGTGTGCAGCAGGAGCTTCGCATCGAAGCCGAGCGCAACATCCTGTCCAAGCAGGACGTGATGGCCGTGGACTACCACTACGGTATGCACGTCAACGGCGTCACCTGGAACGATGCCGCCGACAACCCGGACAACACCGCCCTTGAGGATGCCAGCAACTGGACCCTCAAGTACGACGCCAAGCTGATCCCCGTGGTCCAGCTGAAGTCCAGCACCCCCCTCGACCCGATTGCTTCCTGAGCCTCGCGTCAGAACTACAAGCCCCCTTTACGGGGGCTTTTTTCTTGCCTACTACAGGAAACCTAGGGCACTGGAGCCTTACTAATGACGGTCACGCTTGATGCCACTGTCGGTGGCGCCAACTCCAACAGTTTTATCACTGTGGCGGCGGCAAACACGATTGCCGAAAATATGCTGAGCGTGACCGGCTGGACAACTGCTACGACTGACGACAAGGCCCGCGCCTTGATCATGGCAACCACAGACCTCCAAGCCTTGGACTGGGTTGGAACTCGCGCCACCGAAACCCAAGCATTGGCATGGCCCCGCACCGGTGCAGTAATCAACGGCCGCGAAGTAGCCGACGACATCATCCCCCGCGAAGTCCAGCAAGCCACCTTTGACCTCGCCCTATCCATCTTGGCTGGGGCAACCACCACAGGCAGCGGCGACCTCGTTCCGGGCGTCCCGAACGGCGACCTCAAGCGCCTGAAACTCGACGTGCTGGAGCTGGAGTGGCGTGACGAGGGTTTACCGTCAAACCGCACGACGGTTTACAGCCAGCTTGTGAGCCGAGCACCGAGCCTGTCTACTGTGCTATACGGAACAGTCAATACGGGCGTTACAGGCGGCTCGGGGTTACTGGTCGGCGTAGTCCGTAGTTAAGGCAATCTGAAGCACTTTCCCATTGCCACTATTGTGTGGTACATGGGAAAGACAGGCCGCCCAAAAACCGGATATTTGTCAACGCCGCTTAGCAGCGACGAGCAACGTCGCGTGGCGCGTTTATACCGCGAGCACCAAGGCATCATCAAATTGATGGGCCGCAAGATGTGCCGGAAATATCCATACGTCGCCTTCGACGATTTATTCAGCTGCATCGACATCGCCTTCATCAAAACGTGCCGCGCCTGGGACCCCAAGAAGGGCACCTTTTCCACCCTCCTTACTGTCTTCTCGGAAGGAGAGATCCGCCATTTCATCCGCGACCACAACTGGCTGGTGAAGGCCCCAGGCACTGTCCGCACACTGGGGCAACGCGCCCGCCACATGCTGAACCGCGGCGAAGCCATGGAAGCCGTACTGGAGCACCTCGGCGTCTCAGAGAAAAAACTGAAAGAAGCCCTGATGGCCACCTGCCCCACGGACCACGAAATCAAAGGCTTTGAATTGCATGTCTGCCCCCGCCCCACGCCATGGGATGTGCTGGAGCGCGAAGAATGTGCATAGCACCGGCAACCTAGTCGTATAGGTTTTCCCCCTC